AAGGTTGACGTTAGGTTGAGTCGTAAGGTCAACCTGCCCACCTACGGTTGTAAACCACTTCAATGCTGCAAAGCTAAGTTTAAAATTCCTAACCAAGGGTGTGTGGGGTTTAGAGGAGTAAGTCCAGTTTCCACCCAACTTAATCCCCGTCCTTCTGGACGGGTAGTTAGTGGCTACTTTATGAAACGGAAAATCAAAGGTCTGCGCTGACATGTTATAGGTCCCCCATACTGACTCGTTTAATTAATTGTTTGGTGGCCCCGTTACGCATCACGTCATCATTGATAACAGCCAGTATATCACTCTTACCCATGGCCTGAGGCCTAGAGGTTTCATTGACAACGTAGACGTTGACTTCTTTTTTACTGTCATCCATCCCACGAGCCCCAAGGTTAACTGACCCCATACTTTGCTGCAGGGAGTTTGTGTTGGGGTCAAGAGAGTTAAGTCCCCTCACAGTATCAACACCAAGTGCTTGAACTGCAGCTCTACGCAGAACAAACTCTCCCTTAGCAACATGGGCTAGGCTAGAGTCTCTTTGGGTTCTACCTGCGGTGATTAGTCCTCCGGTGGCATAACGCCCAGCGATTTGTAGCCCACCCTGATAGACACGCATTCCCCCCCCGTCAGGCCCAATAGTTGGCGAGCCAGCCCCATCAGCAGTCCCCCCAGCAAGACCAAACCCCGCACTTAGGATGTAAGACATAAGTTGGTTAGCCGCCACTCGAGCCGCCATACTTGCTAAATCACCTAAGAAGCCCAGTAAAAAGTTCCTAGCGGCATCACTTGCGCTAGTTGATCCGTCTACAAAGCTTGCAAAAGCTGATCCGAAAGAGTCACCCATGGTCTTGGCGCTTTCAGTTAGGCTTGAGAACAATTCTCCCAATCCATCATAACCCTCGTAGTAAGCTTCTAACTCACCCAGAGAAAAGTTAAGCCCGTTAGCCACACCTTGACCTAGGTTGCCTGAAGCGTTAGGGCTAGTCGGCCCGACCTGTGATCCTGAGGCAGTTTGATACCCAGTCCCATTCACGGCTGCAGCAGCCCTAAGTTGGTCGTCTGACATGAAACCACTTCGTTCCCGTCTAAGTTGTATCTGCTCAACGTTGTTATCGAAAGTGTTATTCGCTTTCTCGACACCCAACTCATCAATCCTAAGGTTCAGGTCAATGATCTTTTGGGTTACGTCCAGTTGTTCCTTAGTGAGTTTGTCTAAGTCAGTTTTCACGTCACTGTTGCTACGCCCATCAAGGGACGTGAGCTCTTGCTTAAGTAACGCTTGGAGTTTGGCTTGCTTAGCAAACTGGGACTCTAAGTTCTTAATCTCTTGTTGTGTTTTGGCAATCTGGTTGTCAGAAATTTTAGACTGAGTATTCCCCAAGTTCATCAAGGGGGTTAACCGCCTAGAGTTCACGATCCCAGCGTCTCCAGTGAAGCGTGATTCTACCTTCACCTTTTGCTTGAGACGAAGGTCTTCAAGGTCATAGGAAATCAACTCGCTTTGGGCTAGGCTAAAAGCGTTGTCGATTTCCAACATACGCTCCTTCATAAACATCCTAAGGGCCTTAGCCAACTCTTTGTCAGTAATCTTTGAGTCTTTGGTAAGTCCTTCAAAATCCCCTGCTAACAGTCGGTCATAAATACCAATGTACTCGCCTTGTTGGGCACCCACTCGGGTATTAGCCCTCTGCTCATTCGCTAGAGCGTACCCACTCTCAGCAGTTATCAGGGTTTCGGACCCCTTATCACTGGAGAAAAGAGTTTGCCCAAGCGTTAAGGTGTACTTCTGAGCAATGATAGTGGCAATTTCTTCCGTCAGCTTGACAACCTTCTCAGCATTTAGGGTGTCCCCACGTTCGGCTTCCAAGTCCTTTTGTTTAGTTGCTAACTGTTTTAGTTGAGCCTCAGTCTCAGCATCGAGCACAACCTTAGCTTTAGGTTTAACCGTGTCTAAAAGAGCTTTGATACCAGCATCTAGGGCATTTAGTTGAGGCTCAAGATACGTGTTGGAAAGCCCAACCCCCTCTGTGGATTTAAGTTTAATATCCCTAGCGCTAAGGGCTAACTCAAACTCAGCTTTCATCTTCTCCCGGTAAAGATCGGCCTCTTTTTGGAACTCTAAAAGCTGGTCGTAAATAACCTTTGAGGTTTCAGGATCAGACGTATTGGCACTGGCCTGTGCAAGCCCCTGCAGTTTAGCCGTTTGCTCATTATTCCGTTGGATAAGGTCACTGGTGAACTGAGTCTCCAGTATGGTATTGGTCTCCAAACGTTTCTGTTCTAAACTCGGTCCACCATTGGGCCCCGGGAGATTGTTCCGTACATCCAACGCAGAAATTTGTCCTTGTTGGGTGACAACTATGAGTTCGTCCAGTTTCTTTAACGCACCAGCAAGGAGTTCTTTTTGGTCTTCATTAACACTCGCACTATCGGCTATACGCTTGAACTCAGAATATAGTTGACGGTAGGATGCTTCTGCAGATTTATAGGCTCCTTCCGCGCTAGGGGACTTAATATCAATGGCGGTAACTTGAGCTTGGAGGTCTTGGAATTTTTTAGAGTTCCCCCCAGAGCCAATACTGTTTAAGAACTCAAAGTCTTGGGTGTTAAGACTACTTGAGTATTGCCCTGTTTGATAAGTTTGGTATTTCTGAGTCCCAGCAACAAATTTATCCACGTAGGAGTCGTTACGTCCGAAACCCTGCTTTGTCCGAGCCTTGGCCAAGTCTTCAGTTTGGGCCACGAGTTTAGGGGACAGTCGTAATATCTCAGCGTTAGTTAACCCTCTGAACTTTTTAAGCCCAGCAACTAAGTCCTCAAAAGACGTTGTGCTTTCGTTTAGGTAAAACCCAAATTCTTTAAACTCACTGTTGATGGCGCGGATCTGTTTTTTAAGTTCCTCCGAACCAGCCTCCCCAGACAAAACTGGTTGGCGCTCGAAGATCTTAATGAACGTCGCAGAGAGTTTTTTATTCAAATCCTCTTGCCTACTTCGGGCAGAGAACGTTTCACTCAACGCTCCTTGAGCAGCATCAGCCCCAGCGGTCTCAAACTTATTTTTAAAGAAGCTGTAACCTAAGGTAGCCACAGCCCCCACTAAGATAGCTGCCCAGCCTCCAGCAGAAGCTACTACAGCTATAACTCCACGAACTAACCCCGATGTACCCATACGGGCTAGAAACCCGCCTGAGGCCCCTCCAAGAGCACTCCCGCCAGCACTAGTTACTGCCGCCCCAGTAGCTAAGGCTTTGGCCCTAGCTATGATCCCTGAGTCAGTGGAGAATACCTTTCTCAGACTGTTTAAGTTGCGGAAAAGTCTAACCCCTAAATACGTACTCAGTAAGGTCCCGAGAATGGGTAACCCCACGCCCAACTCTTTAATTTTAGAAATTAAGTCTCCTACTACCGATAGGGTAGCGGTCAGCAATTTTAGTGTGGGTTCAAAGGCTTCATACGCAACTGATTTAGCAATGGAGCCGAACTTGGCCCATTGGTTTGACAAGGCTTCCATTTGGACTGCGTTAGCTTTAGTTGCTGCGCCACCAATCTCCATTTTCTTGGCAATGTCGTTAGCCACATCAATGTTGTTCACGAAGGCTGAAAACGCTGCCCCGGCTCTTACTTCCATGGTTCTCATGGCGTCAGTAACCGTAAAGCCTCCGTTGGCTAAGTTGGTCATTACACCAATGAGGCCGTGGGTTTTAAGGTCGATTTGGTCTAACCCAATACCAAGATTAGCAAGGGTAGACGTCAAACCTTCACTGGGTTTTTGTAACGCAATTAGGATCTGTCGTAAACCAGTACCCAGCGTGGAGCCGCTTCGGATACCAGAGTTAGCCATGGCTGCTAGTGTAGCCACAGTCTCTTCAAAGCTGACGTTTGATTGAGCAGCGATGTTACCCGCGTACTGCAGACCAAGGCTCAACTTGTCCAAGTTAAGTTTTGAACTGTTGATGGCAACAGTCATCTTGTCCGTAACATCCGGGAGCTGGTTCGCTGACTTGTTATAAACCCCTAAGGTACTTGTTGCCAAGTCCACAGCATTTTTAAGGTCCGTACCCACAGCCGTGGCGAACAGGGTGATGGACTCTAAAGAGGTCGCAATCTGGTCTTTACCAAAACCTGCCTGTGCCATAGTAGTCGCGGCTGCAGCTACTTCTACTGCAGTGAATTTAGTAGCCTCAGACACAGAGATAATGCTCTTAGTGAGCCCGGCCATTTCTGTATTGGTTAAAGCCGCAATGGATTGGAGCTGCTTTAAGGACTTATCTAATTCAACAATAAAGTTCCCGGTACTGTAACCCGCCCCGACAGCTCCACCGATCAAAGCGTAGTTTCTAACGAGCGTCGCTTGGTTACGAAGCAGTGAGGCTCCTTGGTCTTGGTTACGGGCAAGCATAGCCTTTTCACGATTGACCGCAGTCTTTTGTTGGAAACTTTTAGCGGAGGCTACATCGGCAACTGGGCTCCCTGAGGATTTATTGGCGGTGTTGTTGGTCAGCGCTGCTTGTCGGGCTTTACCCTTATCGACTACCGCTGCTCTGTCCTCTGCCTTAGCCTGTTTCTCCTTAGCCCTTGCAAAGGCATTTATCTTAGTCGTACCAGTAGCCAACCCATCGTTTAAGTTTTTAAGCGCTTGGGCAGCAGCCGCAGCCTTAGGGCCACCGATTTTTGCAATCTGGTTAACTACCCCAGATAGCTCAGTTTGAAACGCTTTAGTAATGGTGCCGAGTTGCTTTTGCTCATCCTTAAGGAGTCTCTGGGTGCGAACATTCGCTAACCCGTAGGCTGTCCCGTCAACGCCCTTATTGGTCGTGTAGGAGGTACCTTTAGGGCCCGTGATGCCAGCCATGTTCTTTTCTATGGCAGCCGTGACCCTTTGCAGCTCTCGGTATTTTTTAAGTATAGCTTCAGCGTCACTTTTAATCTTCGAGTCCATGCGTAAACTGAGCAGGACCGTTTCAATATCCGAGGCGTTGGTACTCATCGTCAATTTCCTTAATTGTTAGCGAACACTGAATTAAACATGCTCACGGCTTCATTGTAGTTCTGAGGTTCTTGGGTCTTTTCAGGCTCTCCCCCGAATGCCATAGAGACGACTTTTGCAAGATTCTCTAAGCCTTGTTCTAGGACCGCACACTCAAAACCAACGTTTACTTTTAGTACCACCTGAATATCACGATGGGAGTGAGACCAAAAGAAAATATCCAACCGACTCGGAGGGATCTTTGTAGCCATGAAGAGTTTTTCTTCAAGGTCTAGTTTTACGTACCAGCCACGGAAGACTCCGAAATCGTCTGAATTTTTTCCATCATCCTTATTCGACCCTGATTTCTCCGCATCAGAGCTTGTATAAAAAAATCAATTATATGACTCTGGGCCCACTCAAGTATTTCCCAAACAGCATCAATCTCTAGCATGTCTACGGTGATAAGGGAGGGTATTACTGGCCGACCTTTTTCGTCTCGGTCACAGACAAGCTCATTTAGAATGGCGAGTTGCAGATCAGGGTTAGAGTAAAGCAATTCGAGTTGTTCTATCTCTTGGAAGTAGCCACTGAGAATGTTCAGCAAGCCAAAGCTCATAAAGATTTCTTTACTCTTATCTTGGGCAGTGATGGTGAAATGGGTAACAGGCTTTTCTTTTTCTTGTGTCATCGTCAATTTCCAGTTTGTAGTTTTGTGTTTTAATCCAAAAAAAGCTCCCGGGGGAGCTTTTTAAGGGTACCGCTCGTAGTCTTAGACTAACGCTGATTTCACAGTATCAAGCAAGAGTTTTGCTGAGTGACCAGAGAAATCCGCATAAAAGTCTTCGCCAGCGAATAGTTTTAATGGGGTGAACTCGAAAGGAATGTTGTTAAAGTTATCGGTTGAAAACGATAAGTTCAAACCAGACGTGATACGGATTTTTGGATACAACAATGTTACCCAAGTACCATCCGCTAACTGGCCGCTAACCTTACAGGCTAAGTCAGTATCACCTTCAGTAGATCCAATTTCAAGTACGTTAACCGCTGAGATAACCGTCCCAATAGCTAAGCTGCCTGTGAAGCTTGGGTCTAATTGAATATCAATATCCCCTGTAGATTGACCAGTAGCATCTACAACTTTAGCCAACAAGATGTTGTTGTTGCTGGGTTGGCGCACCATAACAAAACCACCATTAACTATGGTCTGAAGTGTAGCGGGTACGGTAGCTACTAGTGTGAAAGCCCCAGCAGTACCAGTAGATACAGCGGTCAATACCCATGGATCACCGGTAGTTGGTACAAGGCTAGCACCGGATAAACCAAGAGCGTAGCTCATATTCTTCGCGGTGTACTCGTACATTTCAAATGTTGCGCGAGTTGTTGAACCAGTAGTCATCGTGAAGATGATTTCATTAGTTCGTCCACCTGTTAAGTCAGTACGGGATTTACTGGCTTCACTGGTGAAGTTTTTAACTAGGCCTACACTGTGTGTGTCGGGGTTTAAATCATACAATTCTGCACGGGGGCCAATCATTACTGTGGCTACGCCTAGCATAAATTTATTACTTTTAGCTTCACTCATCGTCAATTCCTCATTAATAGGTTACAATAGATACCTTGTAGATATCCGTAACAGTGTGCATAAATCAAAAATGAAATTACATCCTATCCTAATGCGTAGCCCAGAAGCTCTTGTGGAGCTTGCGGATCGTGCCCAACACTTGGGGAATACAACCTCAGAGAGGTTAACGACCCTTGTCAGACATTTTTTCAATACTGGGTGTAAGGTCCCTGACTTATCAGGATTCCCTTACGATAGCCCCAGTAAAGCTTTTACCCTTAGATTTACCCGAGAAGACCTAAAGTTATTAAAGGGCTTCTCTCAATCCAAGTTATATACCAGACAACAGGCAGTACATGTAGCTGTTTTTAGTTCTCTACTCGATATGGGGCTCACCCAGAAATAACTGAGAACTGAATACCGATAGATTGGTAGGTCCGGGCGGTTGACGTATTATCAACAGGTAGTAATTGAGTTTGCCCATGAACGAGTAAGTACCCCAGTTTTTCACCCGTTTGGTTATCCACAAATCCAATCTCATTAGCCAGCGGTTGGCACAAGTCAAACAAGTAGTTGATGTAGGCCGTTATCCGCTCATTATTAATATCCGATTGCGTACCACAGGTTAAAACGACTGACCCAGCCGAGAGGATGGTGCTATCGGAGGGGGAGTTCATTGACAACCCCTCAAAGCCAACCAGATCCCCGTCAGGGGGGAAGGTACTTTGCTCAGCATGGGCATCGAAGTTTATCGGGGTCACTTTGGCCCCAAACTGTGTACTCAATTCCTGCGCCAAGGTGCTTACGAAAAGCATCACCCCAGTGTAAGTGTTCAGGTAGATATTAGGGGTCATCGCTTTTTACCTTTGTGTTTATTAAGCACGCGGCTTAATCTTAAATTCAAACTGTCAGGGGTACCCAAACCAACCCCAAATAATTGTTCTACAAAGAAGGGGTTTAGTAAGTGGTGCCCATGTTTCTTATTGCCTAAAAGTTTTAGCGCGTTACGCTCTTTTGGGTCCCCTAGGGCTCCCAAAGATTGCAGCCCTTCAGCTAGGGGGTCACCTTTTGACTGAGCTTTAAGGGCTTGCTTGTTTAGCTTACTCAGGAGTGAAAAACTTAACCCCGCTTGGAGTCTCCCCTCAAAGGCGGCTTGGTATACTGAGATTGTACCCCGACGCCCTTCATTAGAAACTGAGAAACGCCCACCATCAGTTTTGAAGGTATTTGAACCCGGTAAAACCTTCACAGGCCCATAGTTCAACTTGTCCTTAATCTCTTGGGTCACTATTTTTGCGTAACTAACTTGTTTACCTTGCAAGTTAGTTAACTTACCTGTGGTTAGACTCTGAACATATCCGGGGGGTAGGTTTAGTTTCAAAGCCTTTGGCGCAGTAGTTACCCCACCAAAAAGATTAAATAGACGAGTCCCTAGTTGAGAGCTTTGACTCCCTAAAGAAACGATACGTCGGTTTAGTTCCCCCTTGTGCCTAAATAGGTTAGGGGGGTACTTGCTATTCTTTGAGAAACCCCTAACCCGGCTAGTCCGTACTTCACCGTTCTTGAATCGATACCGAGCTTTTTTGGTTACCCAATCAGGGGTCAATTTTCGGTTAAACTCATACCCATAAGTCTGAGCGGTACCTTCCCAAGCAATGGAGTCGTTTTCAGGGGATATTCTTGAGACCATCTTGGCGAGGTTAGACAGGAGTTCTTGAAAAAACTTCTTAGCCTCAGACTCATACTCACGGCTAATTTTAGTCATGGTGGCTTTGGTTACACTGTTAGTAACCCCTTGGATTTTCTTGGCTAGAACCTCCAATAAGTCAACTTGGCTAGAGTATACCGGTTGCCCCATTACATGCACTCAGCAACGTAGATACCAGAAACTTTTTTCACCGACTTAACTGTTACGGCATCAATAAGATCATTGATAGAAACTTCTTGGCCAAGATAAATAGTTACGCGGCCATTCAAGTGTTTGGCTTCGCGCAAATCAGACTCTATCTCAGTCACAATCGGTACGTTAGCAATCGTTGTTTTGGCGAACGTGTTACCCGGCATTTGAGTGATCGGGTTTATAACTCGTATGTTACGAGTAACGGTTACCGTGTTATTGATGGCTAGGCCTAAAAGAATTCTATACCCGGGAATGGTGTGGTGATTAACCAACAACATCTTAGGGATATTTCGTTCGGTGAGGATATCCCCACCTTTAGCTTTATATTTATCAGGCACATGGACTAGCTGCCTTGTTGGGTCTAGCTGACCCATCATAGGTTGGGGCTGAGTAATAGTTGCTTTAACTATCCGGTTACCAATTTTGTATGTCGATAAGGGTGACATTACTAACTCCCAGTAAATGGATCGGTTCTATCCGCGAAGGTAACGAGGTCGAGTTGCACGCCAGTTTCCTCACCTAAGAACTCAGCTTTCAACGCTCCGTAACTGGCTTCTAGGTTCTCTTTGAGGGCCTTGAAATCAATGGAGGACAATCGGGAATAGGTGTGGTCATCAATCTGACGCTTTTGGAGGACCTTTAACCCTAAAGATTTAAGCTGGGTCAACGCCTCTCGGTACGCAATCAGTTGGCTAGTTTTCATTACTGCCTCGTCATCGGCAAACAAGTCAACAATGGGGATTTCCGCTCTGACGTCCAAGTAACTTCTAAACAAATCCATACTCTCGTCCGGGACTTCCATTTCATTAACGCCCAGCAGATCTCGCACATCTTGTAGGGACGTAAATATAGGGAGGCTAGCTTCGGTACGGATCTTCAATTGGCTAGTGAGGGTGTCCCCATTAGCAGTGAATGAAATAGTTGTAGAGTAAAAGGTTACAGGCTTACCCACAGCCAGTGGGAAAGCCTCAGGGGGGATAATTATGTCTCCCCCTGAGTAAGATATAACCGTAGAGATAGTGGCCCCGTATACATCGGTAGCGTTAACGGTGAGGTCTGAACCTTGATCTGGGGTATAGGTATACCCCCGAATTTCTAACTCACTGAGTATTAATGGGGTACCACTAACTAGACGGATCATTTAGATACCTTATTTCTTAGCTTTTGAGGCTGCTTGAGGAGTTACTTCTTTAGGTGCTTGCGCTTGGTTAGCTGGAGCTTCCTGAGTTTTCGCTTCCTGAGTTGCAGTTTCATTCGTACCCTCGTCAGACTTCATATCTAAAGCAGCTTCAGAAGTGAAGCTCAAACGGTAGTTTTCGATAGCGGCATCAAAGTCGTTATCATGGTCGATTAAGAACTGCTTAAAATCTTGGTCGCTTGCTTCGTCACAGAAATTCCCGGCTAAAACTTTTAGCTGGCCATTGCTACAACGCTCGTGGATGAAGTGAGTTGCGGTGACAACTGACGGGCGATTCCACTGAATTTCTTGGTCGTTAGTTGGGTCAACCAACATGAACGCTCCGGTGGTTACTACGATTTGTTTGGACATTGTTAAAGCTCCGTGTGCTGTAAAAAAGCCCCCCCAAGAGGGGAGGCCAATTAGGTTTACGCTGTAACGTCTAGCAAGGTACGAGTATCCCCGTACACTAAACGGTAACCAGTCACTTCGGTTTTCACGTAGGTGATTGATTGGTTACGGATAGCGATCTCTGATTCAGAGATTGCGCCATTCGCTTCAACCAATTCTTCCATCGTGTCGCCTAGGCTGTAACACATAAGCTTACCGGCTGGCATGCCACTTGAAAGTTCAAACTTAACGCCTTTCATTACTGGAAGAGTCAAGCTAACTGTTGGTGCGCCTTGGCCTTGCAAGTGCTCCATAACTGACTGGTTGCCAGTAACAGGAGTGAACATCAAGAACAACTCAACATACATATCGAAGTTACCAACGATAGTGTCTACTGGGTAGCCGCCTTGAGCACGTTTCACTAAGAAGCGCATTAACGCCTGATAGTTATCTTTCAACGTTTTACCGCCTGATAAATCAGCAGAAAAGGTAGTAAGATTCGCAGCATCAGCCGCAGCGTGCACACCATCACCGTTGATCAACATTGCTGTTGCAACTTTCACTTTACCGATCTCTAAGTTACGAGCGATACGGGCAGCGTATGGAGTTAACACATCCAAACTTGCTCTGCGTTCGAACTCATAAGAAGTACGAATGGCTGAGCCGTGTTTGTAGAACTTGACCGAGCGGTCAGAGCTCTTCAATGTTTGAATTGGGATGTTTGCCAATTCAGCGATAGGTGAGCCACCACTAGGGTTGTTGTCATCAAAGATCGCTTCAGTAATTAACTCGTTACCAGAAATGGTACGAGATTGGGCGATAAGACCACGGGTACTTTCCAACTGGTCTTGGCGCGAACTCCACTGAAGCATATCGTCGATAACTTCTGGGAATAAGGCACGAGTACCGGGACGAGCACTGAACGTGTCAGCAGCCGCTTGTAGAGTGATACCATTTCTGAAATCATTCTTGATGGGTAGGTTCAAGCTGGCCAAAGCCACTTGGTAACCACTCATTAACTCACCGTTAGGTAAAGCATAAGGGTTACGGCCATTAGCATCGTTTGCAGCGCGTACATCGATGGCTAAGGTTAAGTAATTACGTACATCTAAACCAAACTTGTTGGCTTCGCGGCATAGGCGTAAACCTGCAGCAGAAGACACATCTGGGTTAGTGTCGTTTAACCCAGCCAAAATTTGGTCTGGTGCGCCACGTTTAATCTCTAGTAGTAAAGCATTCATCGTCAATTTCCTTCGATTAGTCGGGTTGCAGGGTCTTGTTATTTCAACAAGACTTCACAAGTTAGGGCCACAGTATCTACTGAGGTTACGATGGTGTGTAAACCCAAAGTACCAGTAGCTACGGCTACACCGCCAGCCGCATTACACATAACATGTGCACCGGGAGTCGGGGCAGTGCCAGTGTATGGAAAGGTGTAACAGCCATGCCAAGAAACGGCACCGACTTTAATACCTTCAGCAACACGGTCTTCATAAGACTCTAAGTAGCCTAAGATTTCCGCACCAGCGACCTTAGTTTCAACTGTGAAGTTAGCTGCAGCGTTTACGCTTACAGTTTTACCCACATCATCGTATCCAGTAATAGATGAGCCTAGCTGCCAAGTAGCTGCAGAGCTTTCGTTTCTAATACCATTTTGGGTTAAAGTTCCAAACATGATCAACTCCAATTCTTATAAGTTAACGTAGGCTAGGTTAGCGCTGAAAGAATGCTTCACAGATTCTTTACCTTGGCTTTCCGAGTCTAAGGAGATACCACCACGAGGGATGGCGGCTAGTTTTACTTGAGCTGTGTTAAGAGACTCGATCATTTCTGGTACCGAAGCACCGTCTTTGAACGTTAACCCTGCAGCAACGCAAGCGTGTTTGTATTGGGCAGACAGGAAGGTAACGCCAACCTGAGCAGCTTCTAACTCTTGCTTAGTAGCGGCAAGATTAGTTTCCAATTCTTCGGGGTTTTTAGCCGCTAATGCTGCTTCTAACTCCACGTTTTTGGCGGTTGCCGCAGTCAGAGAGTCGTTAGCGGTAGATAGTTGAGCTGTTAAATTCTCAACTGTCACCGATGTGCGACCCGCCTCCTTCGACAGCTCAGCCACTTGTGCGGTCAATGCTGTTAAATCCATCTTAGTATCCTTAGGTGAGGGTGGTGGTGAAGGTTGATTAACAGCTCCAGCTTGGAGGTACATTAACTCTGGAACAGAGTCAGACCCCGAAGCAGCCGCTAACCGGGTAAAGTTTTCTTTGCTAATTCTTCGCTGAGAAGAGCCCAGTATTTTAGGGTTCTTAGACGCGCCTTTGTTGACAAGGGACAACTCATCCCATGAAGCCAAACCAGTGAGGCGTAAGTGGACACCGTTAAGCCCAAGTTCGTGACCGTTGTCACACTCTCGGTAGTAAAAAGCCATTTCGTTACCCGGTTCTGCGTAGTTATAACCACACTCAGAACACAAGGCATGCGAGGGTAGGGCTCCGATAGAGACTTCATCAGTAATTCCTAAGTCAATGTCTTCAGCAAACTCAGAGGCTTCTTTCACATAGAACATAGCGTTCAAGGTTACTTCGCCATCGGGGTCGGTAAACTTTTGGGCTTGGAAGACTTTCCCGATGGGTAAGAACCCGCCTTGGTGCATAATCTGGAGGGGGACCGATTGTGCCCCCAAATAATCAACCATCTGGGTAAGGTACCCTTCAGATATCCGCGCATTGTTATAGGCGCTATATCGTTGGTTGATTGGGCGTGTAGAGACAACAGCAGCCTCGTAGACAGCTATTTTAGAATAGTCTATGTCATCACCCACTTGGGCTTTAATAGCTGCTTTAATACTCTCGGTAAGACTTACTTTCTTAGCCATCGTCAATTCCTAATTGTTACCCTTTATTGGGTTTGTTCGCGTTAGACTTCGAGGCCTTATCAGAGGCCTTACTCACTGACCGACCAAGGGGGTCACTGTTGGGGGATATTTGACCTGCGTCAACCCCCATGCCCTTGTCTAACATAAACTTCGAACCTGATAACTCGGCTACGGAGTCTGGGCGTAAGCGCCCGTGTACCTGAAGATGATACTCATCATCAGTAATCAAACCGTCACTTAAGTCAGTTCGTAATCTTTGGGCCCGTAAAGTCTTATTGGGTTCTAGTTCCAAATCAGACCTAAGTTCAACCTCAGGGAATCTTACGATAACCCGAGACTCTGACCCTTGTAATCTTAAAGCCATTGTGAAAGCTGCGCTGAGTAAATCCCCAATAGGTTCATTAACACTGCCAGCATTCATGGCGAAAAGTTGGGCTTCCACTGTTGCCGTGTTGACCCCAGCTTCACCGCGACCCAAGACCGTTGCCATGGTTCTAAGACCTGCTTGGTTCTGGGCGTTCAATACGTTAATGACGGGGCTTATATCCACACCCAAACCGGGGCTTTTCTCGTTCAGCATTGATATCTCGGCAGAGTCCCAGTGTACTACTGGTTGGTCTGGACGGATGGCTGAGAACTGGCCTCGAATTGTCGTTAACGCAGTGTTCAAATAAGCTTTAAGTTTTGCTGGGTTAGCCCGAGTCTCTGCAGGAGCATTCTTAGTAACGACCTCTTCCAAAACTTTAATCGATATTCTTGGCATCCCAGTAAGTTGCATGATCCTGTACAGGTCATTGATAACTTGCTGTCTTGCTGCCATGGTATTGATTGCTGCGATAAACGCACTCGTACCATACGCATCAAGCGGAGACTTTCGGTACCATTCAACAAAGATTGTTGGAAGGTCCAGTTTAATTGAGTCCCCATTAGAGTTGTTCTGCCACGGGATCATTTGCCCGGGTTCTTTCTCTTGCCATTCAATTGTGGCTAAATCGATAACACGAAGTTCTCTGGGTAGCAACAACTCATCAAAAACAGCTTCAACCGCTACACCGCCTCGAACAAGGGCCATATACCGTAGTTGTTCAGCAACCGTCCGTAAGGACTTGCGGGATTGGAACCCTTTGCTGTAATCCCTACGCACAGTCATGTATTCGATTATCTCGTTAACTATCTTGTACCCGTCACGGTCGATTACCCCATCAGGGTCCACAACCGTTATCGTAGGGTTAACGTTGGCTACGGTTAAATAAGCATGTAAAGCACTACTGGCATCTGGGTCTGATTTTACCAACTGAGCAATAAGCTCTTGGGAGGTGGAGGTAACTCGAGTGCTGAGTAGGTCTGTTAAATGCTCTTGGTAATTTGGGGTAGAGAGTGTTTCGGTATTAGCCTGAGAATCGTAGGTAGCCGTTTCAGCCGAACCTTTGGGTTTGGTTCTTGTCGGTAACAATATTTTCAGTTTGCTGAGTATAGTAGGCATCGTCAATTCCGGCTGTGTCGTCTGATTTGCTTATCTTTTTGAGGGGTCTCCGAGTGGAAACCGATAAGGTCATTAGGCGCGAACATGTTGAAATCTTGGGACAACGCAATCATCCCTAGTTGTACATGTTCAAAATCTTTAGAACCTTCTAACACACCGTTATAGACCATACCAGAGGCCATAAATGCGAGGGCATGAAAAAAGTGGTCGTTGTTATTTAACTTAACCCACTTAGCTGCGCCCTCATGTTCCTCTTCTCGGACCATGTCCGTAAGGTGCAGGACAACATTTGCTTTTTCCATCCCATATCCAGACAAGCTCCATGTCCCTTTGCGGATACCACCGAACACATAGTCCAGCATCATTGTTCGTGATACTTGGATGTGGCTGATATTACCTAGGGCGTCTTTCTGTGGGGCTATTTCTCGGTTGTTACCATACTCAACAGGGACAATTGCCCCGTTGCTTTTATCCCTAACATCATTAGATAACGGAGTGTAGGGGTATCTATCGAGGGCCCCTTGGATGTTGTAGCTTTCACTCAACCTAGCAATGGTGCCAAGCAGCTCGTCTTCTCTGCAGCTTGTCATTAGGATGACCGATACCTCAGCAATAGACGATCCCACACCAATAACGATGTGACAGGTCAAGCCCATATCGATACCAATCCAGTGTTTGTCATTCTTATCAGGCGTCGGGGGGACTTCGGTTCGCATACACCGGGTCACTTGCTCTTCAGATAACTTAATATTCTCAGATGTATGGACGTCGCCCAGAACAGTATTCTTAAACCCCTTGATATTATCCCGGGCCTTGTATTTGAATAACGAAGACAGGATGTAGGAGGGAAGGAGGCGGTTAGTACTAAACGGCCTGACTCGGTACCCTCTCGAGTGAAGCCTACTTGGGAACCGAGGTACCCACTCTCGACGGGAGGTATCGCCAAGGTCAATAGGTTTACGGCACTTCTCACAGCACACATACGTGGTGGAGAGGTCGATAACTCCATCATCCAACAGTTTACCGTCGATCATGCTGTAGTCTTCGTAGACCTCAGGTAATCCGGGGATAACCACATGCTTGGGGGTAAAGTGGGGGATGTTATGATGGTTGCAGCCAGTGCACTTAAACATGTACTCCATCTGGTCACTTGACGCATAGGAACGGTGAATACCCACACCCTCATAGGTTGGGGTACTGAATTGCTGGCGTATCCGTAAATCAGAACCCTGCAAACGAGAATCAAACAACGCCAACATATCTTTAGGCGTCAAATCCACTTCATCGTTAAACACAATGTCAGCATCGATAGAGGTTGCATCGCCCTCGCTGGCCCCGGTGATGTACATGAAGTTGGTGCCGATCTTTATCAAGCCCATACTCTGACGCTCAGGGGACGCGAACGCTTTATCAAACTGCACGATAGGCAGGATACGCGCCTGAGAAATACGCTTAAACATCTTCTCGTTTGGCATCGTGTAGATGAGTGAGATACCATCCATTCTCGATAGAATAGTCAATGACTTACGTATTTGAATCTCAGTATTGTGGGTGGGGATCATACCTTTGCCACAAAGGTAAAGGTGGGACTCAGAATCAACCGTAATACAACGGGTAGGGACTGACCCCACTTTTTCAACCTTCACCACTCGTCTTCTCAAAGACTCAGTTGGTCTGCCCTCAGATAAGAGGGGTTGCCTTTCAAGCTTACGAAGTAATCTGAAGACCGGGAGGTTGGTGTAAGCCACAAAAGAGACTTCTGCAACAGGTTTTTTACCTTGGATAACATGCCCACTCTTCAAGACCCCCCCGCTGGGCGGCCTCCAACGAACTCTAGGTTTTAACCCCAAACTGGCGACAAGCTCTTGCACTTGAGCAACTAGCTTTTCACTGGTGTTGTAAAAAGAACACCGCCCTTTTTTGGTAATGCTGCCGTCTGTGTCCATTAACCCTTGTAACAGGTTAAGTCTTTGAGACACCGAAGCTCGCAAATACTGATTAGGGATATGTTTTTCTTTTCCAATTACGCCCAAGGAGGTGAGCCGGGAGTAGAGGGTGTCATAGGGAACGGATTCTTCCCTGAATTCTTTGCCAAGGTTTTGGTCTCGGCACTTTTTGCACGTTCCCCAAGGCGCTAGGGTTCCCTCTGTAGACTTACTGTGCCCTCGAGGGCATAGGTCTGTATCTCGGGGAAGAGTGACGTTGTATTGGAGGGTATTATCTCTCTTGGCTACCAATCGATAGACGTAACCAGAGGATTTTATCTGAGTTTCAAAAGCGTCAGCGTCCGACTTAGACACGGTAAACGTGCTGGAATGGGTGTGTCCGTCCCCAAGCCAGTACCCTAAAACATACGGGTCTACCTCAAGGTCTTGAATGGGTGTGTGTAAGGGTTGGGTGTTAGGAATGGCGAAAAGGTTGCGCCCCTTATCATGGTAAATATCTGCCAACACGGAGGTTTTTAAAACCCCTTTTCTAGCATACCCTTTGGCGGGTGTGCCTGTTTTACCATACAACCCGGCCTCACCAAACGCTTTATGGGCTTCAAAATACCACCGATGGTTGGCATCGGAGGTAATGGTTTCCCCCGTATCAAAGGTCAGGGTATAACAATCGTGACCCCGATAGACAGGGGAGATGTAGGTCACGTTGCAAGGTTTCCCTTGCTCATCAAAGACCACATCCCCCACTTTAAGGTCTCCCATACTCTTCCACCCCAGCAAAGTGGGGATAGGTGTATCCAAGGCTAGGGCCAGACCAACCTGTGAGGGCTTCATGCAACACAGGTTATCGTGCATATCGTTGGCAATAGCTTCTTGAAATGGGTACCTGTCGAAGGAGAAATTTTTCTTATTTAGCGACGTGTTCTGACACATCCACTGCCCATGAGTCATGGTGCTGGTGTCGCGGTTGTAGCGTTTTGTTATGGATTTGGCAAATGACAAGCCATACGGATTACTCGCGTGAATCATATACTATCGTCAATTTCAATTTGTGGCGCGACCATACCTGACATTTTACTTTTTATGAATACTAAACTTGAAGATTTAGGTGTGGGGAGCTTTTATCGGGTATCATGTGGCACCACAATTTGAAATTGACGATATTATGAGTAGCCCAAAACCCTATTACCCAGAGCTAACCCCAGACGTAAAGAAGTTTCTCACCCTCGTGCCCAAGCTCATGCAGACACACGCTGATTATCTGACCCACCCTGAGTGCCCGTATGAAGAAGAGGTCGTGTTACTGCAGCGATTATTTGCCCCACAGAACCAAGAACTCAACCCCAAAAATATCGAGTTCTACCTAAACAAAGATATTGATATCGCAGAAGAGTCCCAAGCCCTGTACTGGGAGATTAAGACGGTCAAAGCCAACATGGGCACCGACGAAACCTCCGAAAAAGTAGCCGTATTCCGCTTGATGACCACCTTGCTTGAGAAGATCCTGACCCTAAAAGAAAAAGCCGAGGGGTTAGAGCACTTTGAGCAGTTCAAAACAATGATCATTAACACCTTAGACAGGTACTTAGACTCCCAACAGAAGTCAGATTTCTGCCAGCAGATGGATGACATGTTTGGGCCCACGAAGGAGTAACCGATGTTAGACCTACTCATCCCGCAACTGATAAAGTACATTCCTGTTGGCCGGGTATACAAGCTGAGCCTGACCAGCGCCATGAAACCCACGCGCTCCATGGAAAAGCTTCTCAAGGATATCCCGGGGAAGACCTATTTCTGTTTATCGCTCAAGAGCTCAAAGTTCGGGGGCGTGCTGATCACTGACCAAACCCTCGCCCTCAACAATGGGGTAGTGCCGCCTATTGGCGCGTTAAAGCTCAATACGTTGGACGGGGACCTGTACCTGTTCAAGCAGGAAACCTTTATCAGCCCAGGGGTGAAGAAAGGTGAAGACTACGAGTTACGGGACCCAGACTCAGGGGATATTTTCGGCTACTTCATCTTATCGGATACACCCTTGGTCATCCCCGAGCAAGAGGAGTACGTGCAGGTATCGAAACTGGCTGACCCAGATATACTCCCACCCGCTTGGAGAGTGCTCGGTTACACAAGTGAAGTTGTAACCAGCCATACAAGAATAAACAATGACTACCAAGTAAAAGCCAAGATGGACCACCTGATTGGGGGGGTAGCCTATAGCGCCTATTTGGACACAACCCCGCTGACTGATTACCTAGACGAAATCAAATCCCTGTACACCCAGCAGCAAGAAAAGGACTTACCACTTAGCACGTACTATGACGCCTTGGGAGCCGCGCTATTTAGCACCCACAGAAAAACAGGATGGTTGTTGCCACCGAAGTTTGACCCAACAGGCATACTCAAACTACCGATCCCAAGCCAGATTACATTTGATGAAATGAAAGCACTGGCGTTCGAGGGACTATCCGAGAATATCAACAACGCAGGAAAACGGATGGAGTTGGTACTCGAGTGGATAACACTGATAGCCAAGTCAGCCGTAGTCAAACCTGTGGAAGTCGTATTGCTAGTCAAGTTTTTGGCAACGCAGTCCCACTTGGGGTTGCACCAGAACGAAATGAAAAGACAGATTAGCCAGCAGCGAGTGCAACACTTTGTTGGGCAGTTCGGAGATGCCTCGACCGAGATCCTCACCCAGAGACTCGAAGCGCAAAAAGGCTACAAATGCCCCGACCAGAAAAACATGTGGTGGTGGGACGGAGTGAAGTACATCAGAGTATCAGACCAAGTCATCAGGCAGACGGGGAAAGACTACTCGAACTTCGTGCTCGGCTGCTTACAGGCCATGTTAACCCCTCGAGGATTTACAGCCCGACTCAACTCAATGCAACTCGAAGCCGTAAAAAGCTACTTCGTAGAACCTTTGTGCACCATACCCGAGGACCAGCAGCCGTTCGGGGCAGTCAACTTACTTGACGGAGTCCTAAAAATTGACGGGCAGGTCACGGCCCCGAATAAATCGTATGGGTTCAACTACACCTTACCGCTGACCAAAGCTGACTTAGTCAACGCACAACCCCCAGCCGAGTTTTTGGCCATGCTAGAAAACTATTGGGGCCACAGAGAAGACTGCCATACCTTGGTAGATGGGCTGCAGGAGGCTTTTGCCGCGACCCTCTTTCAAGTTGCCACCCGGTATCAAAAAGCATTCATGCTTTACGGGGTAGCCAACTCTGGGAAGACGCAGGTATTAAATATCCTAAGAGGGCTGCTACCCGGGTACAAAACCGTGAGCGTCGATCCTAGTTTATGGGCGGCAAGACGAAACGCAGGGAAATTCCCAGACGCGATGTTGAACGTGTGCCCGGAGCTGGCCGAAGATTCCTCCATCAGAAGCGAAACCTTCAAACAAGTTATCGATGGGTCGAACCTAACTCACGCCTCAATAGGGGGAGCCCCCATCAGATCGCTAGCCGCCCATTGGTTTGCCAGCAATCACCTCCCGCGGTCAAGTGATAACTCGATGGGATTTGCAAGACGCTGGTTCATTTTCCCCTTTGAAAAAGCCATCCACAGCAAAGCAACCCTAAAACAAAGCGCCTCAAACCCCCTAGTTAGCGCCTCAAACAGCCCTATACCAAATAGTGCCTGTGAAAACACGGCAGAAATAGTCGATATTGGGGCCAAAATACTCAATAAAGAGCGCAAATCACTGTTGATATGGGCGATTTCAGGCGGTATTAGGCTAGATAAAGCCCAAAGTTACTCATTACCATCAGATAACGCCAAAAACATGCTTAAAATCCATAACTTTAACAATACCTTGAGCCGTTACTTATGCGAGAGCAATCGTGTTGAATGTGTGTGGGACAGTCAAACTTACAGTCAGTTGATGGTATTGAGCAAAGAAGCGCTAATAGAATCCTTGAAAAGCGCCCCCTATCTTATGATGACGGACTTGATCCGAGACGATGAGGCGTGGATAAAATCCAAAGGACTGGGCATTCGGGTCCTCAACTCCTTATCAGGAGTAGAAGCCAACCAGTGCATCGAAGATCAGGGCGAGGCCCTACACATAATAAACGCCGGGGCAGAGCAGGGGGTGGTCGTTTTCGGGGTGAGGTTCTCCACGAAAAAATCTTTGGGGAAGGGGGTGGGGGTGGTAGAGGGGAAGGGGACGGTCGGGGGGACGGTCGGGGGGAAAGGGACGGGGAAGGGGGTGGCCAAGAAGGTTCGCCCAACTTCTAAACCCCTCCCTTGGGAAGAGGGGGGCAGGGGCATCCCGGCTGGAACAGGAAAAGTCGGGTACGTGGACAAGTGTAGTGGCAGAGGACGTGCG